CCTGCTGGTGCAACATTAACGAATAATGGAACAGCTTCAGGATTTGGTATCTCTTGGCAATCCGATATTAAAACTTCTGCTTTTACTGCAGTTGCTAATGAAGGATATTGGATTAATACAACAAGTGCAGCTATTACAGTCACATTACCTGCATCCGCTTCAGTAGGGGATACAATCGAATTTACAGACTACGCAAGAACTTGGAATACAAATAATCTTACATTAAATACAAATAGTTTAAACTATCAAGGAAACTCATCACCTAACCCAGTTTATGATGTTGACGGACAACATGTTAGAATAGTTTATTCTGGAGCTACTCAAGGTTGGATACCAACAGTAGATGATGACGTATCTTTAGAAACTCCACAAACTTATTCAGCAGATTTTCTAGTTATTGCTGGTGGTGGAGGTGGTGGATTTGATGATGGCGGTGGAGGTGGAGCTGGTGGATATAGAACTTCTACTCAATCAATTTCTCCTGGAACAGTTTATACAATTACAGTTGGCGATGGAGGTGCTGGAGCTAGTAGTATTGCTAATGGTACAAATGGTAGTGATTCTTCTATTTCTGGTTCTGATATTACAGATATAACTTCTGCTGGTGGTGGAGGAGGTGCATCTGACACTATATCTGCAGCAAACAATGGTGGTTCAGGTGGAGGTGGTGGAGGTAAAGGTGCTCCTTATGCTGGTGGTTCAGGTAACATACCTAGTACATCTCCAAGTCAAGGTTTTGATGGTGCAGATGGTACTAATACTGATGTTGTTTGTGGAGGTGGAGGTGGTGCTGGCGAAGCTGGTAATACAGATGGTCCTGCTCATGGAGGAGATGGTTTATCTTCATCTATAACAGGCTCTGCTGTTGTTAGAGGCGGAGGCGGTGCTGGTTCAAATAGAATAAATCCACAATCTCCAGCTCCAGGAGGAGATGGAGGAGGAGGAAATGGTGGAACTGATACTCCAAATAATGTAGCAACAAGCGGAACTGCTAATACAGGTGGTGGCGGTGGTGGCGGAGCTGGCTCTACTCCAAAAAATGGTGGTAATGGAGGAAAAGGTGTTGTTATTATAAGTGTACCAACTTCTAGTTACTCTGGTACAACATCAGGAAGTCCAACAGTTACAACATCAGGAGCTAATACAATAATGCAATTTAATGGATCAGGGAGTTACACAGGATAATGGCTAGTTTTGCAAAAATAGGATTAAATGGAAAAGTGATTGAAGTTCAATCAGTAGCCAATGAAGTTTTACATGATAGTAATGGTGTAGAGCAAGAAAATATTGGAATTGACTTTTTAACAAAATTAACAGGCTGGTCAATTTGGAAACAAACATCTTTTAATACTGTGGGTGGAGTTCATAAAACAGGTGGAACACCTTTAAGAAAAAATTTCGCTGGAATAGGTATGACTTACGATGAAGATAGAGATGCATTTATTCCGAAAAAACCTTTTAATAGTTGGACATTAAATGAAGAAACTTGTCTTTGGGAAGCACCAGTGGTAAAACCTAATGACGGACAAAAATATAATTGGAACGAAGAAAACCAAACATGGGATTTAATAAATGAGTAAAATAGAAGTAGATACAATAGCACCGCAATCTGGTACAACAGTCACTCTTGGTGAAGCAGGAGATACAGTTAATATACCTAGTGGTGTTACACTAACTAATAGTGGTACTGCTACTGGTTTTGGTAGAACAGGAACTGTTGATTGGGACACTACAGCAAAGACTGCTAGTTTTACTGCTGTAAGTGGTAATGGATATTTTGTTAATACGACATCAGGAGTAATAACAGTTACTTTACCAGCGGGTTCAGCTGGAGATATAATTTCATTAGCTGACTATGCTGCGACTTGGCAAACAAACAATGTTACAGTTTCTCCAAATGGAACAGATAAAATTGGTGGAGTTAATGATGATGCAACTTTATCTACAGAAGGTCAATCAGTAACTTTTGTATATGCAGATTCAACACAAGGTTGGTTAAACACAATGGATTCAACATCTAACGTAAGAAGTAGCACTACTTATACAGTAGATTTTTTAGTAGTCGCTGGAGGAGGGGGTGGAGGATTTGATAGAGGTGGTGGTGGTGGTGCTGGAGGATATAGAAATTCTTATTCGACAGAATCTTCTGGTGGAGGAGGATCTTCTGAAACTTCTTTAACATTTAATCCTGGAACAGTTTATACAATTACAGTAGGTGATGGAGGTTCTGGTGCAGCATCTGGAACTCCTGCTGGTAATGGAAATGATAGTTCTATTTCTGGTTCTGATATTACAACAATAACATCAATAGGTGGTGGTGCGGCTGGAGAACCTGGAAATGGACAAAATGGTGGTTCAGGAGGTGGTAGAGCATATACTGGAACTCCTGGAAGTGGAACTGCTAATCAAGGTTTTGATGGAGGAGCTTCTTCTTATCCAGGTGCACCAAGTTATTCTGCGGCTGGAGGTGGAGGTGCTGGTGAAGTTGGAGATACTGATGCTGATGGATTTGGAGGAGATGGTTTATCTTCTTTAATAACTGGTTCTGGAGTTACAAGAGGAGGAGGTGGTGCTGGATTTGCCTCTCCTAGTAATTCAAGAGAGGGAGGAGACGGTGGTGGTGGAGATTGTTCTACTGCAGATGGTGCTAACGATCAACAAGCTGGAACTGCTAACACAGGTGGTGGTGGAGGAGGTGGAGACGGAGGTGCTCCAGGAGTAGGAGCTTCTGGTGGAAGTGGAGTTGTTATTTTAAGAATGCCAACTGCAAATTATTCTGGTACTACAACAGGCAGTCCAACAGTTGGTACTAATGGAACAGATACAATCTTAACATTTACAGGATCAGGGAGTTACACAGCATAATGGCACGATTTGCAAAATTAGGAACAGGAAATATTATTGAAAAAATTGTAGTAGTGTCAAATGACATTGCAACAACTGAACAAGCTGGTGTAGAATTTTTACAAAATTTATATAAAGATAGAGCAGTTTGGAAACAAACATCTTTTAACACAAGAGGTGGAGTACATTTATTAGGTGGTACACCATTTAGAAAAAATTTTGCTGGTATAGGTTATAAATATGATCAAACAAGAGATGCTTTTATTGAACCTAAACCTTTTAATAGTTGGACACTAAACGAAACCACTTGTCTATGGGACCCACCAGTGGTAAAACCTGACGATGGTCAAAGATATAATTGGAACGAACAAAACCAAACATGGGATTTAGTATAATATGGCTAGTATAATTAAAGTAGATACAATTCAGGACCAAGACGGTAATAATATTATCAACGAGAGTGCTGGTACTATCACTATTGGTAAATCTGGTGATACTGTACAAGTTGCTTCTGGTGCAGAGTTTGTAGGCGGTGGTACTCAATGGCAATCAACAATTGTTACAGGAACAACTTTATCAGCAGTAGCTGGAAATGGTTATTGGATTGATACAACATCAAATGCCTGTACTGTTACACTTCCAGCATCAGCAAGTGTTGGAGATACTATAGAATTTGTTGACTATGCTAGAACATGGAATACTAACGCAATCACAATAAATCCTAATAGTTTAAACTACCAAGGAAACTCATCACCAAACCCAGAATATAATACTGATGGTCAACATGTTAGAATAGTTTATTCAGGCGCTACTCAAGGTTGGATTCCAACAAGTGATGATGATGTAACTTTAGAAACACCTCAAGCATATACTATAGATTATTTAGTTATCGCTGGTGGTGGTGGTGGTGGATTTGATGCTGGTGGTGGAGGAGGTGCTGGAGGTTATAGAAATTCTTATAGCACAGAATCTTCTGGTGGTGGTGGTAGTTCTGAAACAGGATTTAGTACAACTTCAGGAACAGTTTTTACAGTAACAGTTGGTGGTGGAGGTGCTAAAGCTAGTGGTCAGCCAAGTACAGGTTCATTTGGTTCTGATAGTTCTATATCAGCACCTGGATTTACAACAGTTACATCTGCAGGAGGTGGAGGTGGTGGTTCACAACTTAATAATACTGGAAAACCTGGTGGTTCTGGTGGAGGAGGTTCAAGAGCAAATAGTGGTTCTGGTGGTTCTGGTACAGCTAATCAAGGTTTTGATGGTGGTAGTGGTCAGCCAAGTCCAGCTAATGTTGGAGGTGGTGGAGGTGGTGCTGGTAGTGCTGGGCAAAGTGCATCACATGAGGCTGGAGATGGTTTAAATTCATCTATAACAGGAACATCAGTAGGTAGAGGTGGTGGTGCTTATGGTTATAGAGGTGCTGGAGATACACCTGTTACTCCTTTTGGTGGAGGAGGTGGGGGTTCTCCTGGAGCAGATGGCACAGATGGTACTGCCAATAAAGGTGGTGGAGGAGGAGGAGGAGGAAGTTCCGTACCTCAAAATGGTGGAAATGGTGGAAGTGGAGTTGTTATTCTTCGTATGCCAACAGCGGATTATTCTGGCACAACAACAGGTTCTCCAACTGTTTCAATAGATGGAACAGATACAATATTAACATTTAATTCATCAGGGAGTTATACATCATAATGGCACATTTTTGTAAATTAGGAGTTGGAAATATAGTTGAAAAAGTTGAAATAGTTTCAAACGATATTGCAACAACTGAACAAGCTGGTGTTGATTTTTTAAACAATCTTTATGGTACAAAAGATGTTTGGAAAAAAACTTCTTACAACACTAAAGGAGGAGTACATACACAAGGTGGTACACCTTTTAGAAAAAATTTTGCTGGTATTGGTTGGAAATATGATCAAACAAGAGATGCTTTTATTGAACCTAAACCTTTTAATAGTTGGACATTAAATGAAACAACTTGCCAATGGGAAGCACCAGTTGATAAACCTATAACATATACACAAAATTTAACAGATATTGACAACAATCAAATATCTGATAGATATTCTTGGAACGAACAAAATCAAACATGGGATTTAGTTAGTTAATAAATTATTAGTGGTATGATAAATGTTAAAAAAACAATCTTATAATATTAAAGATTATATACTTCATTTAGATAATTGGATTCCTAAAAATATTTGTCAAAAAAGTATAGAAGAATTATCTGATAATAATAATTGGAAAAGACACACATATACAGATAGTGTTACTTTTGTTTCTTACAATAAAAATAAAGATAAAGAACTTTCTGTTTGTTATAAAAATCATTTAACTTATTTAAAAGAATTATATGATTTAACTTGGAAAGCATTAGAAAAATATATTGTAAAAGAAAAATTGGGTAATGATACATTTGAGGGTTGGAAAGGTTTTAGTCAAATAAGATTTAATAGATATAAAAAAAATCAAATTATGTCTAAACATTGTGATCATATTCAATCTTTATTTAAAGGAGAGACAAGAGGTATACCAATATTAAGTATTGTAGGAATTTTAAATGATAATTATAAAGGTGGAGAATTTATTATGTTTGATGATTATGAAATTAAATTCAAAACTGGAGATTTAATTATATTTCCATCAAATTTTATGTACCCTCATTTAGTTAAACCTGTAATAAAAGGAATAAGATATTCATTTGTATCTTGGTGTTATTAATGGAAAAATATACAATTCATAATTTATTTCCAATACCAATTTATATGACAAATATGGATAGACCTTTTACAAAACAAGAATTAAAATTTGCAGAAGAACAAAAGAAACATTGTGTTAAAAATAAGGGTAATATTAACACTAAAGATAATTATATTTTAAACAGAAAAGAATTTAAAAGTATTAAACAATTTATTGATAAATCTTGTCAAGATTATTTAGATAAAATTATATGTCCAAAAGAAAATCTTAAATTATATGTAACTCAATCTTGGTTAAATTATACAGAAGAAAATCAATTTCATCATCAACATGCACACCCTAATTCAATAGTTTCTGGTGTGTTATATTTTAATTCAAATAATGATAATATTAAATTTTTTAATCCAAAACAATACCATCAAATATCTCCTCAAATAGATGAAAATAAATATAATATATGGAATTCAAGTTCTTGGTGGTTTGGAGTAGAAACTGGTCAATTAGTTATGTTTCCATCTTCAACTACACATCAAGTAGATACCAAGAAAGGTAATAATACTAGAGTAAGTCTAGCATTTAATACTTTCTATAAAGGAGCTGTTGGATCAAATTCGTCATTAACGGAGTTGATACTTTGATTTTATAGTGATATAACCTTATGATGGGTGCAACGGACACCACCACATACCACCCGTTGCATCCTTTATAAGGATTTATATTATGTTTTTTGGCGGAACTTCTTTTGCATCAGCGCCTTTTGCAGATCCTGGATTTAATCCAAATGCACTGGCTATTGTTACAGGAAATAGAATCAACGAATCAACAGGAACTGTTGCTATCGTTGGTGATGCATTAATACTCCCTACAGGTAGTAGATTTAATATTGGAATTGGTAATGTTCAGGTAGCCGATGTCATTGGTGTATCAGGCATTGCAACTGCTTTATCTACAGGTTTAGTTACCGTTGCTGCAGGAGCAAGTACAACGGTTACTGGAAGTCAATTAGATTTTACAACAGGTACAGTTAATGTAGCTGACGTTGTTGGAGTAACAGGTAATAGAGTTAATTTAAATACAGGAACAGTTGCTACAACTGCAGCAGCAAATATACTGCCTACTGGATCAAGAGTTAATTTAGATACAGGAACAGTTACATTTAAATTTATATATTCTGTTACAGGATCAGGTGTAGATTTATCTACAGGTACAGTTACAACCATTGCAGATGCAAATGTATTACCCACTGGATCAAGAATTAATACTGATACAGGCGATGTAACTGTTGTTGCAGATGCAAATGTTTCTGTAAATGGAAACAAAGTTGATATTGTAGTTGGTAATGTAACTACTAAAGCAAATGCTACTGTTACTGTTACAACTAATAGACAAAATTTATCAACTGGAACAGTTACTGTTACTGCAGCTGCAACTGTATTACCAACAGGTAATGAATTTGATATTGGTACATCAACAGTAAACGTTAAAAAATGGGATGGTATTGTACCAGGTGCAAGTCAGGTATGGGTTCCAATTCAAACAAGTAGAGGATCATAATGTTTTTTGGAGGTAGTTCATTTGCTAGTTCACCATTTGGCGATCCAGGTGGAGTAAGTATTGCTTTTACAGTTAATGGTGTAAGAATGAACGTTGCTGTTGGCAACGTTGTAATTGAAGGAAAATCTATAGTTTTACCGGATGGAAATAGAGTTAATTTAACTACAGGGAATGTTGAAGTTAAAATAGGTAAAACAGTTATAGTTACAGGTGAAGAATTAGCACTTGCAACAGACACGGTAGATGTGATATCATGGAACCCAATAATTCCAGGTGCAACTGGTATTTGGATTCCAATAGATCCAGAGAACCCATAGGAGAAAAATGGCTAGTACATATTCGAGTGATTTAAAATTAGAATTAATTACAACAGGTGAAAAGTCTGGTACTTGGGGTACCATTACTAATACTAATTTACAACAATTAGAACAAGCAGTATCAGGTTATATTGCAATAGATGTTGGATCAGCAGATGTAGCATTGTCATTAGCAAATGGTGCTGTATCAAATGGTAAAAATTTATACTTTAAACTTACAGGAACTTTAACAGCAAATAGAAATGTTACGATGCCAGACTCTGCTGAAAGAGTTTTTATCGTTGAAGATGCAACAAATAGATCTGCATCTTTATTTAGTTTAACTGTTAAAACAGTTTCAGGTACAGGTGTTGCAATACCAGTAGCATCAACAAATTTATTATATTCTGATGGAACTAATATTTTATCAGGTATTAGACATAAAGGATATGTAACCCCTGGAGCAACTTATACAACAGTCAATGGTGATCAAGTTTTAGTCGATACATCAGGAGGTGGTATTGGTGCACCAGTTACAATTAATTTACCAGCATCTCCATCAGTAGGTGATGAAGTTCATTTCATAGATAGTGGTAATAACCTTGCATCAAACAATTTAACTATTGGTAGAAACAGTTCTAATATTTTAGGAGCTGGTTCTGATTTAGTAGTGTCTACAAACTCAGCAGCATTTACACTAGTCTATGTTAATGCAACAAGAGGCTGGATATATAAAGATAACATATAGGAGCTAACAGATGGCTCTAATTGATTTTAAAGTCTTACCGGGAATAGACAAACAAGATACTACTGCCGGTGCAGAGTTTCGTTGGGTAGATTCCGATAACGTAAGATTTAGATATGGACTACCAGAAAAAGTTGGTGGTTGGTCATCACTTATTACTGATACTATAGTTGGAGTTGCAAGACGTGAGTTTGCATTTGTAGATTTAGCTGGAAACAGATATGTTGCAATAGGAACAGATAAATTTTTACTTATTTATTTTGAAGGTCAGTTGTATGACATTACACCTTTAAAAGCGACTTTATCTTCTGCAACAATTGCAACAACAGATGCGTCTGCAGTTTGTGATATTACAACAGGAACAGATCATAATTTATCCACAGGTGACATTGTATTACTCGATAATGTAACTTTACCGGGAGGAACAGGTTATGCAGACTCTGATTTTGAAGATAAACTATTTCAAGTAACTAGTGTCACTTCAGCGACTGTATTTACAATTACACAATCAACTAATGCAACAGCAACAGTTGCAACTGGTGGAAGTATAGATGTTAAACCTTACGAACAAGTTGGTCCAGCAGAACAATCATATGGTTATGGTTGGGGTATTGATACCTGGGGCAGTGGTGCCTGGGGCGAGGCTGCTTCAGCATCAAACGTGAGTCTGGAACCAGGCCTCTGGAGTTTAAGTAATTTTGGTCAAGTATTAATTGCAACTATTGCAAATGGAAAAACATTTACATGGAACTCAGGAGATGCTGCAAGACTAACCACACGCGCATCAACAACTACATCAGGGTTTGAGACAACTAATAATCCAACAGCATCAAGAATAACACTTGTATCTCCTACAACACGTCACTTAATTCATTGTGGAACTGAAACAACTATTGGAGACCCAACAACACAAGATGATATGTTTATAAGATTTTCTGACCAAGAAAATATTAATGATTATGCACCTACCGCAGTAAACACTGCTGGATCACAAAGATTACAAGATGGAACAAAAATTATTGGATCTTTAAAAGCGAAAGAAACAATTCTAGTTTGGACGGATAATGCATTATACACTATGAAATTTGTAGGAGCACCTTTTACATTTGGATTTGAACAAGTTGGTACAAACTGTGGATTGATTGGTAAAAACTCTGCAGTTGAAATAGATGGGGTTGCGTTTTGGATGTCTAATAATGGTTTCTTTATGTTTGATGGTACGGTTAAATCTTTACCATGTTCTGTTGAAGATTATGTTTATGATCAAATTGATACTACAAAAGGTCAACAAATATATGCAGGTTTAAATAATTTATATACCGAAGTAGTTTGGTATTATCCATCACAAGGTTCTGATTATAATGATCAATATGTGGTATTTAATTATGGAGAACAAATGAAAAACGGTGTTTGGTATACAGGAACAGAAGCAAGGACTTCTTGGATTGATGCTACAATTTACCCTAATCCAATTGCAACTAAATTTGATAGTACAGCAAATGGTACTTTCCCGGTTATCGTAGGTCAAGATGGTTTAGGACAAACCACATTATTTGAACATGAAGTAGGTACCGATCAAGTCAATCCAGATGGTACCACAACTACTATTACATCTTATGTACAGTCCTATGATTTTGATTTACAGCAACGACAACAAAGTGCCACGGGTCAGGCAACAGGGCCTTCTATTGCAGGTGAAGTATTTTTAGCAGTTAGAAGATTCATACCAGATTTTAAAGACCTACAAGGTAATTGTAAAGTAACCCTAGCAGTCAAACGATATCCTCAACAATCCAGTACGGTAACTGCTTTAAGTCCCTTTACAATTGCTCCAACTACTGATAAAAAAGATACTAGAGCCAGAGGAAGATATGTTAATATCAAAATAGAAAATGATGATATTAGCCAATCTTGGAGATTTGGCACTTTCAAAATTGATGTACAACCGGATGGTAGACGATAATGTTATATAGCGATTATTTAAAATACCTTGCACAACCAATGCCAGACATATCTGGTATATTTACAACTGGTGCAGCTCAACCCTTTATACAACCACAACCTGATGGATTAGAACAAGTTCAAGAACAAATTGACATGTTAGAAAAATATCCAGTAGCATATCAACCTTATATAGGTGGCGGTGGTGATGGAGGTGGACGAGATGACGATAATGTAATTGATACTACTAATAATGCTGGAATATATTCTTTATCTGATTTATTTAGTAAAATACCAACACCTTTAAATATAGTTAGAACAGCTATTGATAATATTAATAATCCTTACACAAATATTACTGGTGCTTTAAATCAACAAACACGAGAAGCAATTGCAAGAGAAGATGCCAGAGATTTACAAGATAGAATAGATAAAGGTGAGTTTGGATCTACGACTCCAACAAATCAAGATGCAAGAAGAAGTTCTCAATACAGTGATCCAGATGGTCCTAGTCCTACAGGTCCTACTAATACTTCTTCAAGTTCAGGTGGAGGAGGTCCAGGTGGAGGAAAAGATATGGGAAGTGCACCAACGGGTAGAGATAAAGGTATGGGTATGGGTGGAAAACAAGGCGGCGGAGGCGGCGGCGGAGGCAGCGGCAGTAAAATCGTCTGTACTATGATGAATGAATCATATGGTTTTGGATCATTTAGAAATAAAATTTGGTTAAAACATTCAAAAGGTTTAGCGCCAGAATATCAAAAAGGTTATCACAAAATATTTTTACCATTGGTAAAATATTCAAAACAAAAAGGTGTAACTAATAAAATTGTTAAAAACATTTTAGAACACATTGCAGTGCATAGAACAATAGACATACGTCAGGAATCAAGAGGCAAGACTCATTTATTAGGTAGAATTTATAGAAAAATTTTAGAACCTATTTGTTATCTTGTAGGCAAACATGGCTAAAATAAATGTAAGGTTACCAGAACCAAAAGAAGAATATGATATTTCTAATCAAAAACAAATTAATAGAGCCATTCAAGGTATTGTTGAACAATTAAATTCTACTTACTTACAAGATTTAAAAGAAGACAATGAACGATATGCTTGGTTTAAAGGTGGTAACAATGGAGGTGATTGTTAGTGTCTTGTAATAATGTAAATAGAGAACTACCTTTTGGTTTAGATGTTGCAGCAGGTAAGATACCTGGTGTTAATGCTCTTTATAAATTTGGAGATAATCCTGCAATTACTAATGTAGAAGAAACTATTTGGACACAAGGTGGAATTTATGTTTACCCAACTTCAGCGGAAGCAGCTTATATAAGTTCAACTGATGCAAATGATAATAGTGCTGGAACAGGTGCAAGAACTGTTAAAGTATTTGGACTAGATGCTGATTGGGAATTACAAGAAGAAACAGTAACTTTAAATGGTCAAACTCAAGTAAGAATAGGAGCTAGTTTAACTTGGATAAGAATATTCAGAGCTTTTGTAGTAACTGTAGGTTCAGGTGGAACTGCGGCAGGGGATATTTACATTGGTCAAACAGGTGCATCAGGTGGAGTACCTACTGGTAATATTTATGCAAATTTAAATGCAAGTAATCAAACACAATTAGCTTTATGGACAGTACCTGCTGGATATACTTTTTATATGGATAAATTAATATTTAGTGTAGCCTTATCTGCTGCTAATAATTACACAACAGTAAAATTAAATGTTAGACCAGATGCTGATTTAGCAACTTCACTATTTAGAACAACAGTTATTCAAACAGTTCAATCAAATCAATTAACTTTAGATTTTGATTATCCAATTGTGTTTACAGGAAAAACAGATTTACAATGTAGAGCAATTACATCTTCTGCATCAGCAACAGCAGGGGTATCTGCATCATTTGAAGGAGTATATATATTAAATGGCTAATACTTATAAAAACGCATTCTATGCACCGGTATCTATAGGTCTTCCAGAGACAATATTTACTTGTCCAACAGAAGCTAGAGCTATATTTCAAACAATACAATTAACAAATACTGGTGGCAATAAGACTGTAAAAGTGTATATTTATGATAATTCTGCTACTACACAGTACCTGATAGCACATGCTGAGATAACTGGTCCTACTATATGTAACCTGTTAAAAGGATCGGTAGTATTAGAAGAATCAGATGAATTGAGGATTGAAACTACTGATATATCTGGTATAAGTGGAACTGCAGCTTTACTAGAAGTAAGTAGGGTTTATATTGCTAACAGTGAAATATCATAGGAGATCATATGGCATTTAAAGAAGAAGGATCAGTAAACTACACAATCATAAATGGCAAAAAAGTACCTGTGGTTAAATGTGAAACTGAGGTTGTATTAAGAAATACACAAACTAATTATGAGTACAATTCAGATAAAGAAGCAGAAGATGATATTGCAAATCCATCAACTGCAACTCAAAAAGAACATGTAACAAGATCATTAAAAATTAAGGTAGCAGCAATGCCACCATTAGGAGCAGCATCAGAATAATGCCAATATCAAGAATGCAACAGCCAAGACAAATGTATGGACTAGGTAGTCTAGTTAAATCTGTTACTAAAGGTGTTAAAAGCGCTGTATCAGGAGCAGCTAGTGCTGTTAAAGATGTAGCTAAATCTGATTTAGGTAAAGCAGCATTAGCAATAGCTGCAGTTAAATTTGGTGGACCATTAGCTGCAAAAGCTTTTCCAGGAACGTTTGGTTCAGCAGCAACAAGTCCTTTTTTAAGATCAATAGGAACAGGTCAATTTTTAGGACCAACGGGGATTTTATCAGCAGGTAAAACTGCTTTACTAGGATCAACAGGTGTTCAGGGAACACAAGGTTTACTTGGTAAATTAGGTTTAACTTCTGGTGGTGGATCAATGGCCTTAACTGGTTTAGGTAAAGTAGCAGGTATTACAGGTATATCAGGTCTTCTTGGATTTATGTCTCAACAAGGTATGAGTGAAGAAGAAATTGAACAGGTATCAAGAGATCCTGAAGCATTAAAAGTTTATTTAAGACAATACTATTCAGCTTTAAATCCAAAAGCTGAACCTAAAGATGTAGAAAAATTTGTACAAATGAATACAGCAGAATATAGAGCTGATGGTGGTAGAATAGGTTTTCAACAAGGTGGTAATTTTGATTTTAATCAATTTTTACAAGACAGAACTAGAGAAGCAATGCAAGTGCAAGGAGTAGGTCAAGCAATAAGACCTGTTGTAGAATCAAATGTAAGAGCTCAAGCTGCAAGAGATTTAAGTCAAGCTGCAAAAGGAGGGGGTATAGAATCATTTTTAAGAGGTAAATTAGGTTCAGGTATTATTCCAGGTATGTCTGCTATGCAAAGTCCAATGACTGGAACATCTAAATTTGGAAGACAACAAGTAATAGATGCCTTAACAAAATCATATATGAATCAATATAATACTAATTATACACCTGCGTCTGCATCTGCACCACCACCAAGTAAAACTCCTTTAGAGTTAAAAATGGAAGCAAATAAAAAAATTTATGATGAGTATATGTTAAAAAATTCACCTATACCTACACCGGGAGTTAGCACATCCCCACCATCAATATTTTATGAAGATAAATCTTTAATTGATAGACTTACCGCTTTAAGTCCTGAAGAAACATTTGGAGGAGAAACTTTTGAAACTTTAAGTGACGTAGATCAATATAATTTTGCACAAGCATTTCCTCAATTTCAATCTCAATTAAGAAATCCTAATTATGTTTCTTCTTACGGTCCAGATCCTATAGCAGCTTTTAGTATAAGATATGGAATAGGTTTAAAAGAAGGAGGTAGAATTGGTTATGGTATGGGTAGCCTTGTTTCTAATTTTGTTAAAGAAAACCCTGAAGTTTTTAGAGCA